GGTATGCCAGCCTGGCTCTGGACCAACGGAACCGGGGGAGCGTGGACGTCCAGGCTGACTTCAGGCTATTTAAAAATGGGGTGGAGCCTGTGGAGCACAAGATGGTCTACGACGCGCTCCAGGCAGATTAAATGCATCTTTATCTATCAAATGCAATCTATTATTTTCCTCTATATAATAGTCTGGTTGAAATTCATATTTATTTCTTCCATCAAATTTGTCTGTTAATATTCTTATGTTTTTACTCGCTTGTTCTTTTATTACCCTACGATAAGCAGTAGGATTGGTAAAATGTGTTGCTGCGAAGGCAAGACCCGTAGCTATTGCATCTTCATCAGATTCACCACCTATTTTGCTACTTGTATAGCCAAACCCAAATGAACCAGCAATGCCTCCTAATTCTTCGACCATAGCTGGTCTATTTTTCAATACAGCCTTAGATAACCCTGTTATTCTTGGGATAGTAGCACCTAATGTTCCAGTGGTAGCAGCTAATACACCCATTAATGTGTTATTAAATATAGCATCTAAACTTCCAGATATCCCATCATTTTTTATTGCATTAACCGTCTGTGGAATACCTAAAATATTAAAATTAATCGCTTGTTGTGCAGCTTGACCCAATAAACGAGGTAACATATCTGTTGATTTTGTTAATACAGATAATGCTGCGCTACGATTGACAATACCACTGGCAATACCACCTGTTAAAAACATTAATGGTAAATCAAATGTCAGGCTCAATGCTGTTCTGCCAATTTTATCTAACATTGTATCATTCTTAGCTTGACCAGTTAGCCTTTGTACAAAATCTCCCAGCACTCTAGCCTGCGATGGATTGAGATTTAATTTTTCCCCTTTAAATGTATACCCATCTTTTGTAACACCAAAACCATCAAAAGGCTCCGCCATATCCTTTCCCATTAAATTTAACCATCCTGCTGTCATTGAATTACTAATAGCCTGCTCAATAAAACTAGGCTCTCTAACTTTCCCACGTTTTGTTACAAGCTCATTATGTATTGTTTTAAATGCTTGTACCTCTGGTGTATCGGTATCCAGCAATTCAAGTGGCTTAGCATTAGGATTGAATATAGCCTTTCCATTATCTATTATTTTAAATACATTGCTTTGGTCACCTAAAACTCCTTGTAATTGTGTCTGCACAATATAATTCTTAAATTCAGATATATCTTCAGGAGTTTTATAATACCGCATAAATTCAGAATTCTGGATAATATTATCTATCAGCGATACATTCCCAACGGATGGAGCAAAACCAGCAAATGCTTTCGCCACAGTTTTGGGGCGATTATTATCTCCTATATTTTTACCTAATTGCAATCTCATTTATTTTTTAATTTTTCTAATTCTTGAAAAAATTCATTAGCCGTCTTTCTGGGTTTTTTCTTTATTACATTAAATACATCGGTTGGGTTTTCAAATTTAGCATTGCCTAATTGTCCCGTTGAATAAGATCCAAAGAAATCAGGTGTCCCACCATATAAAGAATCGACACTAAATTCATAAGGTTGTGTGACATTGCCAACATCAGCTGGATTGTCAAATGTATATGTAGCAAATGTTGGATCCCAATCATTCGAAGTGGTTATTCCATTTGCAAAGTTATAAGGACTTGAAATACGCATTATATCGCTTGTATCTATATATAATGGTTTGCCATTAATATCTCTCCCATAAATAATTTTATCTGGTATATGCAATGTCATTTCTTTGCCATTTCTTTTTACTTTTCTATCTTTTAATGAAAACCAATTAACTCCCATCGCAGATGATGCGGTCATTAATGTAGATTGTAATTTATATAATTTATTGATATCATTAGCCATCGCTATTACCTGCTTTGTATACGGGTCATTAGCCTCAAGATTTAAACTTTCACCTCTCATATATGCCCTTACTTTATCCTGGAAATCTTTATCCTTTGCTTGCCAATTAAGACTAATTTGTTGTGCAAGATCGAGGCTAGTTTTATATTCATTTAGCTTTATGCCAGTATCGCCAATTACTTCATAATCTTTCATTTTCAAATACTCAGAGGGGGATACCTCTTTCCCAGTGATATTCGTACCATTAAGCTGCAAAGCCTTTGAAAATGCCAATGCGTATATACTAGGGTCAAAACCTTTACCCGCCGATAATTTCTTTTGTATTGCGCCTCTAATAATATTCAATTTATCCAATATTGGATTAGCGCCATTTTTATTTATGAATACAGCTAATTTGCCCTTTGGTAATTCATTAAATAATGAGTCTTGCATAATAAGACCTACATAATTATCTACTAATTTTTGTTTAGTATTATTCTCATGCAATTGTTCTATCTTTATCGCATTTAGCTTGGTATCTTGTACTAACTTTTGATATCTAAGCTCATTAAGAGGAGCCTTTAATTGTGATTCCTGCAGAGACAATTTATTTGCCAATTCCTTACTTAGACGATTTGATAATCTAACACCTTCATCCCCCAATGTAGAAAAACCTGCTATAAAAGGTTGATATAACTTTGATAGCTCATTCATATTCCTCAACACATTATTCTGGGTAATGGCAAATTCTACATCTTTGGGTAATCCATTTTCCACATTCATATCATCTACTAAACCAGCCTGTTTAGCAATTCCCCCAGCTTTCTGTTTTTGTGTTATAGCATCTTCTAAAGCATTTTGCTTGGAGCGGAATTCATCATATAAATTTAAGAATTTATCATGCTGTCTTTTTTCTTTTATTGCTTTACCAGCAACAGCTATACCACTTAAAAAATTCTGTGCATTCAAAGTGGTTAAAGCATCTAAAAATGTTGTTCCTCTTGGCATATCAAATCCTAATTGTTAAAATCTTTATAACCCTTAGCAACATTACCAAAGGCACTTGCTAATAAATTCATCATTTGCAATCCACTAGCAATGCCTCTTTGTGTATCGCTCATTGCGGGTAATACCTGCGAACCTTGCAATGCACCAAGCAATGCCTTCAATTGTAATGATTGTGCATTTTGAAATTGATTTTCTGCTATGTTCATACCAAACTGGTCAATTCCTATTGCATCTCTTTCTCCTTGTGCAATAACAGGCGCCAATTCTGATACAAACATACTTGCTCTTGGTTGCCCCTCTGGAGTACCAGTTGCACCAAATTTTTCAGCCAATAATGAACCAATCCTTCCCGCAGCAACATCGGCAGATCCCCTCGCTATATTCTTTTGTGCATTTATTCTGGTATCTAATTCATTTTGGCTAAATAATGTTTTACCAAATGTACCAGCATCTATTTTCGCCATTAATTCTTGCATAGCATATTCAGATGCCTTATCACCTGGTCCTCCACCACTACCAAATATACCGCCCAAAATACTACTTAATAATCCCCCACCAATGCCAAGCCAGCCTAATGTTCCAAGACCATCTCCCATTAAATCACCTCATAATATATGTTATTATTTGCATCTATATTTAGGGCATATAACTTGCCCTTTATTTTAACAACAGGTCTATATTTATCACCTGTTGAAGCAATTGTTTTTCTGTCGATAATATGTTCTCCTTCAACCATCTGATTAGACATATTATCGCTTGTTTCATTATCTATTATAATATTGCCTCTTGATAATTGTATATCCAACTGAATATCACTATCATTCCTATACACATCTCTTTCAGTCAGACTTGTGTCCAATGTTCTCATTAAATACCCCATACTTTATTTGTCATACTTTCCCAATTAGTAGTAGTACTATTATATACTGAAATATTAGCTATATCAATTGGCTCCATAACTAATGCTTCGTTAGTATCATCTGTATATAAATAACCAAATTCTTTAATTATTATATGTTCATTATTAAATGGTGGTATTGTCGCAAATATATAAAATCTTATCCTCTTATATCGAATACCTAAAGGCGTCAATAATTTATGTACCCTTACAGAAGTATCCAAAGAATAATCTGCTAGAAGATAATCATCGACAAATATGCGCACCCATAATGTAGTAGCATCACCATCCCCAAATATTAAATATATACCCTGCAATATCTTATGATGTATTTCTGTTAAATTAGTTTCACTCCAGGGGGTAATAATACTTAAAGGTTCATAACTAAGATTTGTGACATCATATTTAGTGATCCCATTTCCTGTCCGCCAATATATGATATTATTGGATATCCCCTGAAACTCATTAATACCTTGATTGGAAAAAAGATATTTTCTCCATTTTCGATAAGGTAATTCATAGGCATATATTCTATTGCCTATTTGCAACCAATATTCTCTTAACACAGGATTGTAAAACCCAATAGCACTATCTTTGTCTGTTTTGCTAATATTATTCCAGAATATTTCATGTGTATTTAAAATTAAATTAACTGGGGGTCTATTATCGCCATTGTAAAAATAAACACCATTATAATCCACCCAGAATAAACCATCTGTTGCAGGGTCACCAGTAACAGACCTACTTATAGATTTAGAATTAGTAATAGCAATACTTCCACTGCTCATTCTTAAAGACCTAAATACACCCCTTGTCGCAGCCTGTATATAATAAACATAAATACCATTATCGGTAAATATAATCATATTGTTAGTGGGAGTGACCGCCAATGCTTTATTTATGCGACTTTGGTCAACAATAAAATAACCAAAAGATTCTTCTTCATTATATGGAAAACTATCTGCCTGTATTGTCAAATTAGGCAATATATGAGATTGATATACCTTATAATCATTGTTAACGAAATAAACTCTGCCCTTATGGCTTATTTCAGAATAAATATATCTTTGATTATTAACACTATCTTTTTCTGTTAAATTATAATTAAAATTTAATGAATTTGTTGTCTCTTTCAATGATAATGTTTTGGTAATATTTGTCCCATTAAATTCCCATTCTCCATCCGGAGATACTGTCCCCCACAAAAAATAAATAGTAGGGCTATTACTACCAGGTCTATATATTTCATATTCGGATATACGATAATCAATTGCTGCCATTTTTATTGTAACCTGATTCCCCATATAAGAACCATCTACCAGCCTCGCTCTTTGACCATCAAAATATTTAGCAATTAAAACAGCCTTTTCATTATTGCCAGTTGTAAAACTAAGATTATCTATATTCAATTTATTAAATTCCCATGTATCTGCCCAATCATATTCATCGCCAGTCCAACCAACAGCCTTAACAGGCATTTGTCTTAATTCTAAATCATAAGTTCCATCTGGTAAATCTAATTCAATTTCTATATAAGCCCAATTACCATTTGTTTGTATAATCTCCGTAGCAATGGATATATTTGAATCTGCCCCAGTCGTAATATTATGTATTTCAATAATAACACTTTTATTTACGCTAGTCAATGCATAAAAATTTAATATTCTAGGATTCACTATATTTTGAAAAGCCATATTAAAATATGGGTCATAAATACTACCACCACTTACAATATATAAATATCCATCAGAAGTAGAACCAAGAGCAGATTTAGAACCAAGATATTTCACAGATGAATCTATTGTAAATGGAGAAGATATGGATGTACTAGCTGGAAATGTAATATTATAATAATAAGTACTATCCTCAAAATCTTCAATATCCGCTGGATTAGGTCTGTTCAATAAATTAGCATCATTCTCCATTGACCACCCTAGCCATCTTGGATATAAATACCACCCAGCTTGCCTAGTTAAGCCATTTGTTGCGACTATGTCCCATTGAGTACTTAAACCATGCCCAGTTGTATTGTCAAAAACTATATAAACGCCATCTGTTAATGCTTGTGGTAAACCAGTTATTGCAACACCTGTCGTATAAGATCCTCCATTTACATTCCATTTAAATGTATCTGGCGTCCCAGTACTATCGATTTGTATATTGTATGTTTTTGTTTGATTCCCAGTATAAGTACCAGATGCACTTAAATCATCTAAGGGCGCCGGGGGAATAGATAATTGTACTTTTGCTTCACCAACCTTTGTGGTAATATAATCAATTGTATCTGGCAAATAAGCTAATGTTAAATTGGCTATAACTGTTTTACCAGAATCTATGGCTGAATAAGTAACATTTACATTTAAATTTATTTTAAGCTGGTCATTAACTACATTATACGATATATTTGTTGGTTTAGCATCAAATGTAATAGATGAACTCATTTCATCAATATTGAGCAATGTATTATCGACATAAAATTTTAAGGTATGCTGTCCTGATATTAATTTATACAAAGCATAAAATGCCACATAACCTTGTGTTGAATGTGTAAATCCTTTAGTGGTCAATAATTCATATCCCGCATCAATATCTGCCTGCACATTAGCAGGCAAAGTAACTGATTCAGGAGAATGTACATTTTCTATATAACCATTCCTAAAACTTATATTGCTAACATCTGTTAAGACATTACCTTTAGCATCAATATCATCGATATCTGTTTCTGGTATCCATGTATCAAAACCTCTGTATCTTATAATAGGAAAATTACTCATAAAAGCATACTCCTATCATTAAGAAAATCAAACGCCTCCATACGAGTAGTAGAAGCCGTTTTTTGCATTATCCCAGATAAATCTGCTATTCCCTCTTGATAGCTCTTTCTGTAAATCGAAACAGCGCTTTGAAGTCCGGCAACTTTATCTTGTGAAGCATTTTTCAACATTCTAACTAAATTTTTCAATGTAACACCATCCACGACCACCTCATGGAATACAGGTATTATGGCTGGGCTATTACTTAATGTTGTTATGTCATCTACCGCTTCTGATATATAATATATTTTAAGAAATCCATTTACCGATGGTTTCCATAATAATCTTCTTGGATTATTAAAATCAAAAGTATAACCCACAACGCCATCATAATCTTCATTTTCTCTTGTCCAATACAATTCTGTTGGAGTAGCATTAGTAACAAGAGTATTAAAAGAACCAGTATTGGATGTAACATCTGGTCTCCATTTCATAAAATCTTCTAAGGTCATTTCTTCCTGCATATATCTATTACCAGATGATGCATAAAATATTACTTCAACAGGCGCATAAAAACCATTTGGGAAAAATATTAATTGATTTTTATTATCCCCTGTAATTGTTGGTACAACTTGAGGCATAATAGAAAATGTCGAATAAGAACTATAAGCATAATCAAAATATGATTCTGTTGGGTCATAATATATTGTCCAACTATCATTAGCACCATGTCCAGCAGTCGCAGCAAATGTTATATAAACACCATCAGAAAGCAATTGAGCACTTCCAGTCATAGTTATAGCTGCACTCCAGCTACCATCATCTACCTTATATCTAAAAGTATTTGTCCCAATAGTATCCACAATTTCAATTGAATAAGTACGGGCAACCCCACCGGTATAAGTGCCGCTAACACTTAAATCATCTAAAGTAAGATTATTAGAATCAGCGCCGCTACCAGTATAAGTTAAGCGATATGCATTAGGGTAACTCTTGTATAATTGTAAATTTAATTCTGTTCTTAACCCTTCAGTATTTCTTAACACCATGCTTATAACATCATAAATATCTTTTACAAGCATACTTCTAATCCTGCCAGTCGCCTGGTCTATACCAAGATTATCTAGAATTCTGTCTATGATACTTTGGTATGTCATCTATTGCCTCCTATCAATCCTAATTTAACAGATATTCTTGCATCTAATATTTTAGACCTTTCCCAATTGTGCTCCCTGTCCCTGCATTCTCTTTCGGCAATATCTAATAATAAATCATCCATCCCCTGTATAAACATTTCTGTATTTACATCTGTTGCATCATAATTTGTTTTAGCATATAATACAGTGGCATTCATTGTTTCTGTTATTGTATTTGGTAACGTGTATATCTTACGCACACCTTCAGTTATATCCATCATAACAGTAAAATAATGCTCATCATATCTTTCACTATCTACTTCATTTAAATAATCTTGATATTTCCTAGGTGGTATTCTAACATAAATTGCCTGCGCCAAAGTCTGTGTAACAGATGAAGCTAGCCCTATAATATCCAAAGAATTTGTAGGTAAAGAACCAACACCAGATGTCATAGTGATAGATTCATTTGTAACAAATGCATTATCAGATAAATACATAAAAGCAGGCGATTTTGGATATATCCTGCTAAGACGTACTATTTGCGTACTAGCCATATTCGCTATTTCCATCAACTCGGATGCAGACCATCTTATTCCATTACTATTGATATCAATAACTGCTGTGCCAGTAGAATCTCTTAAATCTTGTAATCTAGTTCTTAATTGAAAAATAAAATTTCCGAATGTCATATTTACCCTTTAATATATGGGCGGTTACCCGCCCATTTTAATTAAACAGTAGCTATAATAAAAACTTCTACATCGGTAGTCGATGTACCCAATGTCAAAGCCTTGCCCTGCCTTGAATTATCACCTGTTTCTGTTGCCAAATCAGTTTCAACAATTGTGAGAAATGTATTGCTAGGTGTTTTAGCAACTGCAAATAATATACTTTGCGCTCCATCGAAATCTATTCGTAAATTATTCCCAGATGTAAAATCCGTACCAACCACATATCTATGGCAAAGAGTAACCGTGTTCTTCAATACAGGGAATTTTGCTGTTGAATCATCTCTGTAATATTCCGAAGCCTCAGCTACATTAATCCTTTTTACTTCTTCTGCCATTATTTACTCCTTTAGCCTAATGATAATTGTGTCTCTGATTTAGTCCCAACCAAATAGCCTCTTATAGTTAAACTACCATCGGCTATTGAGGTTGTTTTTACCCTGACAGTTACAGCACCAGATGTAATTACGCCATCGGTGGTAATTGCATCAATAGCGTCCCCAGCTGCAAATACGCTAGAGTAATTTAAATTTATAACGCCTAATACACTTCCTAAATTTGTTGGAACTTCAACATCACCAGTATTAATCGCAATTGTAACATCTACCTGGAAATACTCTAATAATTGAGTACCAGGTCTAGACTGGTCATTTGTCGAGAATTCATTCAAAAGAGGAAATATATTCATTGATTGTGTTCCTGGCATATTAAACTCCTTATTCTAAATTATTATTATTAATTACTTAACTAGTTATGCCATATACTCTGAAATGAGTCGAGGCTAATCTTCTGATTAAACCATAAGCATAATACATTTCACGCCATTTGCCTCTGAAACCAGCATTCTCCTCATAAGATTCTGCTTTGTCAGGCAAATCAAGAATAGGCACTTTCTCTGCAATTTGGAATGCTCCATAAGGATTAGACTCACCATAATTATACTGTGTAAGATTAAGTATAATAGCTTCGTTGTCCATCCCAATTTCACTTAATATTGGGGCATTGGCATAATAAACTATACCATCTCTGCCAGTACCTTCAATCTCGTGAACCTTCAATCCATAATTTACAGACATTTGTGTACTTTCCCCAAAACCTCTTTTATTCTCGTATGCTGAGGCGAGGTTTTTGGTAAATGTAGAACCACCAAACATCCATAATTCCCTAACACCAGATGTGTCCAAAGCTGTGGATACAATTGTATTAATACGTGGGATATTAAGAATACCACCAGCATTAATATAATTAGAAGACGGTATAAATTCCAATACACCACCAGTTTCGTATTCAGATTCATTGGCTGTTTCGGATGCATATCTGCGACCTACAATAATTGACTTCTCAACTGTTTTCATAAATCTTGTTTGCACAAGTTCATAATTAAGGTCTAATTGAGCAGCTCCATCTTGCAATAATAATGTTTTTATACCACCACCCTGATTGAGATGTTCACCAACACCATAAGATTCTCTTGATATTTGGATCACATTCTCATTATATTTGCCATTAGATGTTACAGGTGGATTCGGTCTTTGATTTGTTTTAGCAACACTATTTACCAATTTCATTTGCGTCCCATTTGGAATAGCAGCTAATTGCCCAGTTACACTTGGAGCAGGATGTGCTCTTTGTATTTTAATCCAAGTATAACCAGATGATGCTGCATTGCCATCTAAAGCAGAACCATCATCGCCGATAGCTAATATTTTAACGACTTCATTTAATGGTCTATTTGTAGCATCAAATGTTGTACCAACATTCGATGTAGTAGCACCACCAGATAAATCAATAGCCGAATAAGTACCTAAACTTAATAAACGATGATTTGTATTTAGTCCATGAGCCTCACTATCGGTTACCTTTATATAGTCAATTAAGCTACCAGAAGATGGTCTTACCGACGCTGCAGTTAATGTAAATGATTGTTTTAATTCATCAAATTCTTGGTAGCGAAATCTCCAATCTGTTAACATTGAAGCTGGCACTACACCAAATTTTTCAGAAATAATTGTTAAAATAGATAAAGGATTAACTTGCCTTAATGCAATGAGCTGGAAGATTTTTTCCTCCTGCCCATATAATCTTAATCTATCTTGTATATGAGGGGTATCGTAAAACCCACGATATTGGGTATTATCTAAACCTGGCATAATTTAATTCTCCTTATTGTTTATTTTTAACTTCATTTGATACTCTCTTTAAGAATCTGGTCTGTGGGCTATATTGGCTGCCCTTTACAGTGAATCCATTATTATCGGATTCAACGGGCTTGCCCTGTATATTTGTTACATCTTCAGGCATTGTTTTATCCATTAAATATAATCCTTTTTCATTGTATTGGCGATGAATATCTCTCGATACCCTCTCTATCTCTTTTGACATCAAATCATCAAAAAAGACACCTCTAAATACATTTTTAAATATAAAAGGATTGTATGGGGTTGTAGTATTGCCTTTCTGTATTTCCTCATAGACCTTATCTAATTTATTCATGTAAGACTGAAATTTTGAATCCGCTTCCTGTACAGCCTTTTGATATTCTTCAGAGCCATCATCTTCCATTCCAACAGGGAAGTATTGCTCTTTAATTTCTTTTACTTGTTGTTCTCTTAATTTTATAATATCTTCTAATACTTGTTGCTCTCTTTGTTTAGCCTTTGCATATTCTTGCCTTAATTCATTCTCTTTAGCAGCAGTCCTTACCCTAAATTCATAAGAGGGAGTACCGCTTTCCCATGCTTCCGCAGGGTCAAAAACAAATGTACCATCTTCTAAATTGAATTCCTTTTCAATTTCTTTAGATAATACATTTGACTGATATTGCTTCATTTGCCCCTGCAATGTATTGCCTTCTGCTAATTGTTTACCAATAGTAGATAAATCAGGTAATTCATATTCCCTTTGTAATTTATCATAGGTAGTAAAAAAATCTTCCTTAAACCCATTTACAATATCCTCAAATTTCCTATCTACTTCAATTGTGCCTACTTCTTTCAGTTCGTTTAATTGTTTTTCTCTTTCACTTGTTAAACGATGCTGCTTTTTGTAATCATTTTCCCTCATAGCCAAACGGTGCCTAATAGCCGGGTCTTTGATATTATGTTCTTCAAGGAATTTATCTATTTCTTGATATTCTTTATCCCCAATATCTGCAAAATGAGAATAATCATATTCGGGTTCATTGCTAGATTTATCGGGTGTTTCATTCTTTTTTTCCAGCGGTATTTCTTCGCCCTCTTTCTTAATTGGGTTTATCTTCACACCAGCTTTTTCAGCATCTTCTTTAAGCCTATCCAACATACTCCCTAGTGACCCTCTATATTCAGGCGTAATTTTAGTATCATTATCCTTTATAGGTTCATCTATAGGTTCATCTACCTTTTTTTGTTCATCAGGCTCATTGCCTGCAACTTTCTCGTCAATAATAGCATCTTCTGTCATTATTCAACTCCATTATTATTTATATTTTCTTGTTTTTGCAATTCCCCTTTTTGTTTTGCAAACCATGTATCAAACTGCGCCTTACTTAGTTCAAATGCTTTTTGAGTTAATTGATTCGCCAAATTATTTGTCCGCTTATCTAATGTATCTATTGTTTTAGCCATTTCCTGCATAGTAGCCTGTTGTTTTTGAACAGAATCTAATTGGGATAATAATTTATCTGTATCAGGTATATTTAATCTTTTAAGGATAAGAGGCACTAATTGAGGCAATTTTAATTGTGTCGATAAATTAGTAAGTAATGCTGCCTCTGTACCAGCTTCAAAACCTTTAGAAGGAGATGAAATAAATCTAACAGATTTAAATCCCTTAGATAAATCCGTCGTTGGATCCATTCTAACTTTCGTAGGGTCATTTTCATCTGGATTCAAAACATTATATTTTACAGGCGGAACTTCTTCACCATTTTCATCTATCATAGATGCAAAACCATTGATAGGTGCATATTCTTTATAAAACTCGGCTACTGTTTCCCCCACCAATGATAAAGCTGCATCAGCGTGAGCCAATCTTCTTTTCATCTTTAATCCCCCCGCAGATTGTAAAGATGCAACTGTTGAGAATACATCTGGCGATTGCCTACTATCTCCCATCATAACACCAAATATACCAGTAACATATTCCATAATATATGAAATATATTGGGGCATTCGCAACCAAGCCTCTGCCAATGGTTTACCCTCAATAATGCGAGGGGGTTCTGAATGTCCAGGTATCGGCAATCTATATTTTAATCTAGCCCCAGGTACAGCAAAATTTTTATCCCATTCATGTTCATCAATGATTGAGTTCTCCTCTGACATAACTCTAACAGCATTTGTTAATGAACCATTTAATATAGCCACCATAATAAATTTATTCAATGCTCTTTGCAGTGGATATAAATACCATACTCTACCAAGAGGATATGGCGTATCCCTATGATCATACACCAATGGTGTTATATTGTATTTTGTAATTGGATAAACATGTTTATAACCTTTATTGCCATAAGATGTATATTCAGTTAAAAACATTCTTCTTGAATTTCTTATTTCAATTTTGCCATCTCTAGCCAATGCTTTAATTTCAGGTGTGAGTTCTGCATAAAATTTAACTGTATTTGTTCCCATAAATTCTATATCTCTTGGGATAATAATGTAGGCAGGATGATCTTCTAATGCTATTCTTTTTATAAATAATATCCCACTTGTTTTAATGGCAGATGGCGTATAACGTGTTGATGGCATTACGCCTGCTGTGGCATGTGTATTGCCTTTAACCCATTCCTCTTCAAATTCTTTCCAAGTTAAATCTGGTTCTATCGCTTTAACATGTTTAAATGCACTTTTTTGAGATACACGCATTGCAATAACACAATTATCCATATCTCTATAAAAAGGGTCTTTTGTCATTGCATTTGGATAAAAATATCTCCATCCAATATGTTTTATATCAACCTTAAATTCACCAAATTCCATTCTGGGAATAGTATAAAATAAACCATGTCCAACATTACTGGAATCTCTTACAACTCTTTCATATTGTAAATCCCCTAAACTATCATACCAAGATTTTTGTATTAAATAATTATAGGTACGGGCCACTTTTCTAGATATTTCTGTCTCTTTATCATTGTATGGATTGATAATTGGGGCAGTCCGAATTGTAGGTTTTGAAGATACCATCATTGATTCTGCCGTATCGCAAATGGCGGTGGTTATTGATATAGGAAGTGGGGCTTGTCTATACTTTAATAATTCTATTTCCTCAGCTTTAGAAAAATGTTGCCCATACCTAAAGTCATCAAAACGAATAGCATCTATTTCCCAGGGTCTCCTACTTTCCCTATTTTCACGATATAACTTATAATTATCTTTCGCTATTTCTTCTGACCAATCTTTATTCATTGACCCACATCTAATACTGTTATTATATATTTAATTATACCGCTATAATACAGTAAAATAATGTTTTTGTCAATAGAATATTAATAAATTATCCAGGGTTCGTAATTATTTGTATAGTTACCCGCCTTATGATATTGTTCTGCTGGTTCCTTTCTCAAATCGGGGATATCTTTGGGTTTTATTCCTAGTGGGTTATATGTAAGTTTTTCAGGGAATGATGCCAATTGCTCTGCTATACGTAATGCATCTATATGGTCTTGTTTTGTAAATGGGAATGATTCAATATCTGCCTTAAGTTTGTCCATATTCTCTCTTATGAAATAAAGACCAGCTTCAAAATATGCCAGTGGACATTCTTTATTCTTTTCTGTTTTCTTTTCATGCCCACCAGAATAAGGCATCTTAATAGGATACAATTTTAATTTTTCCAACTTATCGCAAAGTTCATTAAAAAATGTTCCTTGCTGCCCTGCTGTTTCTACCACGATACCTCTTGCATTATATTTTAATAGCATTCTAATCAATTCACCAACAGAACCTCTCCGTCTTATATTCATTATTTCTTTTAGTGTTATCGCAACAATTCCATTAGAAGGGACATAATCAACATCGAGATATCTATCATTAATATCAAACTTACCAGATGAATATTCCAAAACATATCTTTTGTGGTCTGGGGCAAATGCTAATACACATATTACAGCATCGGATGTATTCTTTTTCTCGCTTATGGCTGGGTCATTAGCTATCACAATATCCACATTAATATATTCTTTTTCTCCATTCCTATCGAATATAAGCCAATTATGACCAAAAGCTCTTAAATACTCTGCATTATGATATTTAATTTGGTAATTAGCATCGCTTTTGATTATATTATAATATTCTTTTAAGAATCCTCTTAGCCCACCTAATCTAGGTTGAGATTCAAACCATTCTTTTTTCTTTTGAATATCTTTGATAGTATCCCTGCGAGGCCAGGCAGGAACTTCATTTTTCAAATCACCGGTACCAGGATATATCACACCATCAATAATTTTAACAGTAAGAGTATAAAATTGTTTTTTCCATATATGATTATCTTTATCATGCAATTTACCTAGTGTATCATCTTGATGTACCTTATTCCCAATATAAATTAATGAGCCAACATCTGCAACAGCACCAAATGATTCCTCCATAACTTCATTATCGCATTGTTGCCTTCTATCTGGGGTCTTAGTATTTTCTCTATTTTGCGGATCATCAAAAGTAAATTTCTTAGGTCTAATTTGGAATATATTAAGACCTCGTGATGGTTGGTCGATACCAGATGCTTCAAGAATATATCTATTACTTAATATCAACAAGCCAGCGGTATCTTTAGCATCTTTCATTTGTACTGCTTTGAAAGATGGTTTTAGATTGCCAAACATTAAATGTATAATTTTATTATTAAGGAATGATGAAATATTCATTAAACGCTTTTTGGCTTCATCTTTATTTTTTGCACGAAACACTTGATAATCAACATCAAAAAAAAGATTCCGATTATAATATATTCCATATTCCCCCATCAATACTTCATATACAGGCAGAACAAATGAGAACCAAAATGTTTTTGAGCCCTCTCTAAAAGTGGCAATGGTAAAACATCTATCCTCTTTTTTCATTCCTTTTTCATAAACAAAATATTCCGCAAGAGCATGTTTAGCCCAGGGGGCCACACCATATTCAGGTCTAAAATCTTTTAATACTGGAATTAATCCCATCTTTCTATTGA